CGCGCAAGCCTCAAAAAATTGTTCTCGAGTCTCTGAAAGGATGATGTCAGGCCACGGATCGCGAGTCTTAGAAACTCGAACTCCGCTCGGTCGTTCCAACCCTCCTGCGACGACATCGCCATCCTTGATCGCATAGTCGTAACCCTTCTCCGGTGTTCCATAGCCGCGGACAATATTAGGGTGGCATCCTCCGACATCAAAGACACGCTGAGATCGGCTCCTAAACTCGTCTTCCCACATAAGGAAAGCGTGGAGATGAACTCCTCCATCTTGATGATTTTCCCGCCCAATGATACATTCTGCTCCAAGTCGTCCAAGATGCTCGCAAACTTGCATGGGATCGAGGTCTCCGCACTGAGCATAGGTGAGAAGTCCATATTTGGCTCGAAATTCAAAGGGCATGTGATAAGCTTGGCAAAGAGGGGAGGATAGAGTGTTAATATTATACTCTATCCGACCACTCTCCCTCCTCCCACTTTTATGCTTCGCGGGTCAGAGCTCACGTGACAAGGAGCGTAAGCGACTCACGTCATGTGTTAGTAGACCCGCGTTGAAAAAGTATAAATAGCCCCGACATCACCCCATTTTTACGTAAAATGTCTCCGGAAAACGTCACTGGTTACTCATGCACCCGCACCAAACCTACTGGACCTTGCGTAACCGATTTTCCCCACCCGTGTTCCGACCATGCCGTACTTCCGAAGAAAACGATACGCATCACGCCCAAGACGCCGCAAAACAGTCAGATCAACCCGCCGACACTACGCAAAGAAGAGGCGTTTTACAAGAAAGAGATGGACAAAGAAAGCAATCCTAAACGTGACCTCACAAAAAAAGAGGGACACAATGCAAACATGGTCAGATACAGACACCCCCGGTACATTCGTAACAGGCGCAGCAAAGTTAGCCGCTGCTACAGGAGCATTCTATCAAATTGTGTGGATTCCAACTGCCCGCCCAGCGGAGGACAGCATTGGCATTCAAGGATTCAAGGCGGAGGTTATGACGAGGACGAATCAGAACATCTACGCAGTGGGTGTTAAAGAAAGGATCCGATTGGAGACTGCTGGTGGCAAAGGTTGGCAGTGGCGACGAATCTGCTTTACTATGAAAGGAGATGACATCACTGGAGGCAACAACGACCCCACCTCTTCAAACTACTTCCGTATTACGTCAGACGGAATGATGCGACTTATCCACGCGGACTCAAATTCTACGGTGTCTGACCTCATCTTCGAAGGAGATCAAGGCCGTGATTGGGAGAACCCCTTGCAAGCCAAGGTAGATCGCCGTCGTATTACGTTAAAGTATGACCGAGTACGAACTATCCAATCAGGAAACGAGTCAGGTGTCAACCGGTTCTATAACCTGTGGCACCCAATGAGGAAGAATATTGTGTATGGAGACGAACAACAAGGCGAGGACATGTTCCATTCGCCAATGAGCACAACATCGAAGGCAGGCATGGGAGACTACTATATTGTAGACTATTTCTATAATAACTTAGGGAGTGTATCCGGTACAGACGACCTAAACTTCCAGTCCAACGCCACCTTCTACTGGCACGAGAAGTGATTCGTTGATTTCAACGATTTCACAATTCCCGGTCAGCCAGTCGATATCCCCCGGTCGATTAGCAAAAGCTGGATCGGCCAAAGGGTTATCATTACAAATGTAGATAGATGGCCTACCCCAATGAATGAGCGTTTTCCCCTTGTACTTATCCGTTGCGTAAAACTGTGATTGACAACCCAACCAAAACTTAAACGAGTGAAAATAACCGAAACCCCCCTGCATATCGTCGAAAACAGCATATTCGACGTCCTTCAATGGTTCATCCAATGAGAATAAACCACCAAAGTAAGCATGACTACCAAGGCTTCTAGCCCATAATGTCTTGCCCAAACGGGTTGGTCCAAAAAGGATCAACGACTTTCGTCTACCTAAAAGAATTAGCGCCAAGACCCCTAATAGAGTTGTATTCCAAGCGCCCTCGAACGGAGGTGAGAGCACGAGCCCCCCTCCGGGGGACGAGGCCCGAAGGCCGAGAGGGGCCGTGCGTATCACCAGAGTGACGGGCAAGACAGCACTTACTGGTATGTTCAAGTCCACCCAAGTTTGATTCAACCCATTCACTGAGTTGTGGGTACAAATCCGCTCTAAACGATACTCCCTCAGGCGTTCGGTAGGGTTCAACGGACTCTCTGTATTTCCAATCTGCAAAAGCTCGAAGGGATGTAAAGCTAGTGCATAATGAGCGAGGAGCCAATTGCGCGCAAGCCTCAAAAAATTGTTCTCGAGTCTCTGAAAGGATGATGTCAGGCCACGGATCGCGAGTCTTAGAAACTCGAACTCCGCTCGGTCGTTCCAA